GCTCCTCTAGGGTCTTCCTCTTCACCAGCAAAGACACCTCTCCTTTGTGAACTTTTAGCAATTTCTAGTTTCTCCTGTCTCTGCTTCAGTTCATCAGTGATATTCTCTAGCTTCTGTCTGTTGTCAGATTCATCTTTTATAGTCTTGGCTAGAGCGGATATTGTCTCTTTGACATCTTCCATAAATTTTTTAATCTCTTCGCTCATTTATTCCTCCTTCTTTGTCAGTCCTGATATGACTGTTCTAAGGTCACTAAGAACCTCTCTAGCTTTCTTAATTTCCTCTTCTTGTTTTAAATTTTCCGCTACTATCTTCTCAGCTTCGGCTTTAGCTGCTTCAGCTTCTACCTTAGCTATTTCAGCTTCAGCTTTAGCTATTGTTTCTTGCTTCTGTGTTTCTTGCTCAGCAAGTTTCTCTAATACTTTAACTGCTACAGCCTCAGCTATTTCATTAATATCCACCTCTCCCACCTCCGTTTTTAAATTAGTACTCTCAACTTCTTTCTCAGATTTGGACTCCACCACTTCCTCTTTTATTTCTGGAATCTCTAGAATCTCATCTTTGAAAGAAATATCTGCCAAACCAGATAGTGAAATAGACTTTATTGCACCACTTTTAGATAATGAAAATAAGGCATTAGCGTTCATAGGAACAGATACTACTGCGATTTCATACAGGTCTACTTCTTTCAGGAAATTTACTTCTTTTCCATCTAGTTCCCCCTTTTCCTCATCTATAGTACTATATCCAAAACTAAATGCCTTTATCATTCCCTGTTCTATAAGACTCCATACCTCATCAGCCCATTTGACTCCTTTAGCAATTTGAGCTTTTACCCAAACTCCTTTTTCGTCAATTTTGTAATCTACAACCTTTCCTATTACATTCCTTATATCATGCATAAATGTAACTACAGGATTTCCCATGTAAGTTTCCATTGTTTTTAGAAATGCACTAGGAAGGGCAACTTCACTCATCCTATCAGGATGGTTTGTAGTAAAATATCCTGAGATAATGCGTTCTTTAGAATTAACCTTGAAATTTTGGTGAGCTGAGTCCGTAGTCTTAATAAATCCTTGCTTTTTATCCATAAATCAACCTCCTATTCTTCATTTTCCAATTTCTCACCATTACCATCTTCCCCATATGGAAGCATAGTTCTGGTAAAACTGTCAACGGTATCCCCCTGAATTTCTTCAATTTTTTGAGGACTTCCATTTTCTAAAATACCGTTTAGTACTTCTATAACCTTGCGAATGTTGCCTTGATCTACTGCAGGTCTTCCAATTTGTCTACCAGGAATTCTATCACCCTCTCCTCCAGTACCAGTTCCCATACCTTGTCCTGCTTTGTCAACTGGTATAAGGTTAAGAGGCATATACCATTGATCCCCCCATATTACATTTGGTAAATTGAAGTATCTGGATCTGGCTTCATTCTGTGTCATTATTCCTCTATCTACCAGCATAGAAGCCAACCTAGCCCTAGTTTCCTGTGAACCCTTTAGTCCTTCTATTGAATCTCTGTCAAAAGTCAAAACTACTGAATCATCAATAGGCCATATTAAATGAGCATTTAGGGCAGCCTCTATCTTCTCCATCTTAGGAAGCAATGTATTTTCCCAAAATAACTTCTTTATATTGTCAAGTACACTATTGTTGACATTTTCAGATATGCCTATGAGGGGGGCATATACTCCTAAAGATGCCAGAATCTCATCTCTAGTCATTTTCTGCAATATCGAGAATTCCATGTCCTTTCTAGTAGTTGTTATATCTCTCCACTTAACTCCTCCTTCTAATAATGCTGTAGCACGCTTAGTTCCTCTATGTAAAGATAAGAATCTGTTCACAATTCTCTTAGCTACATTTTCATTAAGTACCTGATCTGTTTCTAAAATTGATGATGGTATAGCTGAGTTCTTGAAGAAATTCCTATTCCATTCCTTAGCATAATTATCTGTGCTTACAGACATCTCACTAGGAGACATAGCTGACATACCATAAAAATCACTGGTAGGGTTGTAGTATCGTAGATGAATGAGTTCATCAGCTCCAAATTTAACTACCCTGCTACCAGTTTTGTATAGATATCCAGCTATCAGTTTCTTTTCATCAGGAATTATTTCTATCTTATGAGACTGCAGAGGATATATTTCAACAATAGTAGTGGGGTCAAAAACTTGCTCTAAATATGCATTTCCTGTAAGCTCCAAACTAGCTACTATAGCTTCTTTAAGATCATAACTAGACATGAAAGGATTGGGTTTTGTAAGTAGCTTTACAAGAGGATGCTTAGGATTATCCTCTACTTTTCTTTCATCCTTATCCTTTTTGTATTTATACCTCTTGTACAGATTCCAAGGAACTGCAGCTATAGATACAGCTATTTGATATACAGCCGCATATACCCACACATTATGCCCATATTGTCGCACATAATTTTCATATGTGCCCATACCTCTAGGCTGAGGTATCCCACTAGGGGATACTAGTTCCCTGAACCTACCATAATTAAATTCATCGTCTGCACCCCATATGCGTGAGCTTTTAGACTCCATTTCTTTTTCATCATCTACAATTGCCCGAATAACTTTAGCCTGTTCAGGAGGCACAGTTTCACCAGCTAACTTAGAAAGTAGTTGTTTAAATAAATTCTTCATCGTCCTCATCCTTCATCATTTCATATACCAAAGAATCTAGGCGTGAAATAGGAACACCTGCAGTGGCTACACGTGCCCTATCCTTTGGTTCATCTAAGGAAAATACTCGTATGTTTGGTTCTTTCCCTCTGTAAAGTCTTATCGCCTCCCTGAATAGCCAACTAGCCATAACTGTATCTGAATATTTCCCTAATGGGAAATCCCTCAATTCGCTTAACCATACACAATACCCGCAGGAGCATCCATCCTTATGTTTATTGGGTAATTCCCAACTCTTCTGCTCGAATTCTACAGCCATAGCTGGCAGCCCCACATCATCCTTCATCTTCTGGCTCCCCGTAAAATACCCCTTTATAGGAATCATAATGCTTCTACCATATGTTTCCTGAACCCACTGAATTATAGCTTCTTGTACAGCATTATTTTCCACTATTGCTAAAGTAGGATTAAATGTCTCTATTATGTTAAAAAATATCTTAGCGAACTCTGGAGATTTAAATCTTCCTCTAGTAATATTTAAAGGTATCTTAGTATTTCCTACTATTGCACCTGTAAATATTACTGTGTAAGATCCACTCTCACTTCTTCCTCCGCCTATATCTACCCCTATGAATACATCTTTATCTTTTTTACTTACAGTCACAGGTAGTTCTCCATATTCAAAGTCCTTATTGATACATCTCTCAATTACACTTTCTGGAAATAGAGTTTCATCCTCAGACAGAGCTTCCATCTTAAATGCCCTGCTAAATGCTCTAGTTCCAATCTCTTGGAATCTTTCCTGTAATCTTTCTTTACTCCACTTTTCAGGCCATATAGGAGTTAAATCATCATCAATTTTATCTAAAACTTTAGTATAAGTTGGGTCTATCATTAGTTCATGAGTCAAATCATCTTTATGAAAAGGAGTAGCCAAATATAAAACTCTTCCTGTTTCCTCTAAAACATTCATCCACACATTCTTATAAGCCTCTTTAACTACTTCCCTTAAAGCTGGTTGTTGAATAGCATTTCTAAAATCTACGGGGTCATCGAAAATAAGAAGATCACCACGTCCTCCTGTACCTGTAGAGAGTATACCAACAGCCTCTATAGAAGGATCAGGAGAAATTAAATCTCTGTTAACATAAATTTTAGTCTTACTCCATTCTCCCTTAGCTGAAGGAATCAAATCAGGAAATATTTCTTTAAGTCTGGGATTCTTATCTATGTGATCCATTATTGCAGTAAGCCTTTTAATGGCTATATCATCACCTTGGCAAATAAATTTTATTCTCAAATTGTGATTATTACCTAATTCCCACATAGCTCTACCTATTGCCTGAGTCGATTTGGAATGATCCCGGGGCGTAACTAATAAAATTTTCCTACCACCATTAGTTATAGTATTCTGCCACTTAATATGTAGGTCACATTGTTTTATCCATCCAGGTATACCAAAACTCATTATATATTGGATGAATTGATTCGGATCTTTTCTGCATTGACGAATCATCTTCTCCTTCAATAGGGCTTCATATTCTTCTCTAGATGGTAGTTTTCGTCTCATAGTTCACTTTCATACTTAGTGCTAGCAATAAACTGGGGCAGGCTTGGCATTCTCCCATTTCTCGTTTATAATGGAGTTCTATCTCATCGAGATAATCTCCATCAGATACCCAAGGAATGTCCCTCTGCCCACATCTGATATCACCTGTCTTTTTCATATATAATGCTTTACATTTTCTCATTAGTAATCCTTCACTGTAAACTGCAGGTAGAAAGACTCTTTCTGCGTAGCATTTGTAGTTACTAACATAGTTACTAAATATGTATGTCCTACAGTACCTGCTCTTATCCAAGGTTTAATAATTCCTGCTGCTGTATATGTATTCTTGCCTGAATCTAGAACTGTAGAAGTATAAGTCGTTCCATCAGTTAAACTCTTGGCTGAAAATGCTACAGAACTTATAGTTTCTGTACCTAACCACTGAGCTACATCTAAAGTTACAAAAAACTCATCTGATGCAGCCTTATATCCATCTAATTCCCAAGTTCTTTGTCTGCTCATAGGAACACCTCATAATCATTCTTAGTAGTCATAGTTCTTCCATCCATAAACATCCAGAATCTATACCTATTGGTAACTATGCAATCAACAAACAGATGTTTATTTTCATTCTTAGGAAGATTCAATTTATTTAAAAGCTCCCCTACTGTACTTTGTACAGTGAGCCTTAAATCTGTTAAAGTTTGTGAGAATAAAACTTCGGTTCCCCCCACTATTTTTAATACTGGTTCCCAGAAACGAGAACCTTCTTTAACCCAAAATATATTGCTGAACAATTCCATAGATTGGGTAGCAGGAGATGTACCATATTTGTTTAGCATATGTTCTATAGTAGATTCCCTAGTTATATCCCATACTCCTAGTTTCCAATCCAAATTAGTCTGAGTCTTCTTCATAAAATGCTTTCTGAATTTCTTAATGAACCTTTCCCCATTTGCTAGGTCTATTATGCAGTCATGCTTATTCATAGTAGGAAATAAAGGAATTAATGACACACGAATTATATCCTCAGCAGGAAGTTCCATAGTAGAATGTGGATCTCCTTTTTCATCAAATTGCTTCAAGATAAAACCATCTTTAGTTTCTAATTCCCAAGTATATAATCTAGCTAGGCTCATCATCATCTTCCTTTTTATCATAAGTCCAAATTAGATTTTTCCCTATATGACCTATATTTACCCCAGGATGTGCCCACACTTTAAATCCTAATTTTTTAGCTCTAGTACAGAAAGATATATCCTCCCCTATCTGTACTCCATCTAACCTCTGCCAGTGGTTAAAAGGTAATCCATATTGTTTAACATTCTCTGGTTTACTCATTTCCTTCAATACATCAATTTTCACTAACATAACTCCTGTACCTATTCCTATATCATTTCCATCAGATCCCGTACAGAAAGGTTCTTTAGGCATAGTAGCTTCATTCATTCTGAGAAAGTAATATCCATCACCTGCTTCAGGAGATGCCTCAAAGACTGTAAATCCATAAGGAGCACCTGTCAATCTACATATTCCACCCACTATATCTTTATCCAATTTTATTAATTCTTTAACAAGTTTAGCATCTATAACCATATCAGTATCTATAAATAATACCATATCAGTTCCTGCTTCGCAAAAAGAATGAACTAAATCATTTCTCTGTTCAAACAACATCCCGCCAGGTCTAACTCTTAAATCACAATTTATTCCTTCCTGTGATAACTGCACCATAGTTGTAAATAAACTTGTCATAAACATAGGCTCTATGCGAGGGCTTGTGTAATGACATGGTACACCAATTCCTAATCGCATCATTCCTCCTTTAGGAAAGGGGGGGATGGTTACCCCCCATCCTTCTAAATTATTAGATTTCCTGATATGAAATTGTAAGTGTTTCTGCCGTTAATGCTCCGCTAGTTGCTGTGCTACCTACTGCCATCTGCATTCTCAGAATATCACCTTTGTATCCTGTACTTGTGAAAGGACCAGTATTGATAGCATCCATATCAATAGTACTTCCTGAGTTCTTGGTGAATATGTCTGTACCTGCAATGTTAGCATTCGTGTGAGCTACAAAAGAACCTTGAACATCATAGTACACCATAATTGCAGTACCAAAAGTATTTGCTCCATCTGTGTATGCTGCTAAGTCTGAAACCTGTGTGTATGCTGTATTAGCTATATACACCTGCAATTCCTTTGTGTAACTGTAGGTTGTACCTGCAGTTGGAATCTGGATTGGATTACTAGTATCTACTGTAGTAGAAACAGCAGCCTTAAACCTAGTTGTACCATCAGTTTTGTCAACTCCTACTCCTGCAGAAACCATTTCATGGATCTGAACTGTTGCTGGCATTTTACTTACCTATACTGATTTTCAAATACTACCTTCTTAGATAGTACCAAACCAGTGATTAAAATATCTGAAAACCCAACATACATTGCAGGATTTTCAGTATGCCATCTCATCAAAGATGCTATGGCAATCTTATTTTGCATAATATATCTCTTTAGCTTTTGCATAATATATCTCTTTAGCTTTTGCATAAAGCATATACCTAGAAACTGCCAACTCTAATGCTATAAAGATTATGGCATCTAATAATGATACTTTCGATGTAATTCCTACAAGTAATGAATCTAGGTCTATTAGTTTCATGAC